CGTCAGGCTGTCGACAAGATCTTGACCAACTGCATCGTAACTAGACCAAGTTGCACCAGTTGGCAGCTGCGCCCAAGTCAGTGTGGGTGCTACGTCATCCCACTCGGTCAGAAACGCTTCGGTCATAATGTTTAGGATTCGTGTGCCGTCAAACTCTTTGGCAAAGCCTGTTGCGCCAACTAATCGGCGGTTAAGTTGAGCCAGTGGGCCAATGGCTGTGATGCTGTAAACGGCGATTGAGCCATCTGACCCGTAGGCTTGCAGGCTTATGTCAATGTCCGAAATAGTGCCGTAAAAGATCTGCTGTGTACCTGTCGTGCCTTTATCAATGGCAATAGATACCGATTGACTCAACGCCACATCCAAAGGCTCACTAGCATCTGTCCAAAGTCTGATCGATGCAAAGCCTGGCTGCGGTTGCTCGGTCACGTCATTGCGACCCATGCGAATTGAGATCGATGAGATCGTATTGTCCGCGTAAGTTGTAGCCCCTGCAAAAGTGACTGTCGGATACGGATCGTATGTTGTCACAATGTTGCGCCAACTAGATTGATCGCACCGGTACGGCGTGAGGAGTCTTGCAGTAAGCGTTCGATGCTACGGCGAGCAGACTCACCATCGATGACACCGTTCATGATAATCGTCACGCCTGATCCAGCGCCATTGTCCGGGCGGATTGAACCAGATACGCCATTAGGAACAAAGACCTCTGGCCCAAATTCACCAACTTTGTAAGGCTGATTAGCAGTTACCGATCCACCAGCTGCTCTACCACCTGCTAAACGCATGTAATCACCTAAACGACTAAATGGATTCATGAAGTCTTTAAGTGCGTCAGGTACTTTGTCGTAAAATTTTTGGTAATTTCTGTATGCCCCAGTCACGCTGTCTATTGCGCCAGCAAAAGTTTCCATTGCGGCTGCCAATTTTTCCAAAGTTGATACACCTGTCGCAGCATCTGGGCTAGAAATTTCGTCAAATAATCTTTGAAATGAATCGGCCACGGCTCGCAAAGAATAGCCAAGGCTAAATTCTCCCGATCCCTCAAATTCACCAGCCAATTCTCTTGCGCGGTTGCTTAGAGATTCTGGATCTTCGCCAGCAAAACCTCTTGCTACCTTGTCTGTCATTTCAAGCAATCTGCCAAGTGTGTCAAGTAATGGCTTACCGCCAGACTCTTTCAATTCGCCTAAGCGTTGATTAACGATGTCTAGTTTGCCTTGATAAGTATCGGCATAAGTTGATGCTTGACCGCCAAAAAGTCGGGTCAATTCATCGGTAATGTCTTTAAAGTCACCGGACTTTAGGATGTTGTCATCTAAAGGCACACCCATTCGCTTAAGCGCGCCTTCGTTGCCGTCATAAGCCTTGGCCAAGTTATCTGCGACTGTTGTCAGATCCTTGCCAGTTCCTCGGGAAATGTCCATCGCAAGGTTAGTAAGTTCTTGGGCTTCTTGCACATTGCCAGTGCTTCTAGTCAATCGACCTAACGAGTCGCGCAACTCGCCGTCACTGTATCCAGTGGCAAATTGCATTCGCTCGATCCAGTCATTGATTGACTTGATCATGGTGTCGTCTACAACGCCAGCAGTATCTTTCAGCGTTTCTTGAAATTTCTTTTGACTGACTTCATCCTCGGCAGCTGCTTTGACTGCATCTATGCCAATGGCAATTGACATTGCACCAACGGCTGTAGCAACACCTAAAAAGGCTTTGGCCATTTTCTTTGAATAGCCACCGATTTTAGTGTTCAGGTCTTTTGTGCTGTTATCGGCCTTGTCCATGCCATCAAGGAACTTTTGAACATCGGCAAGTAGTGAAAGTTTAAGTGTTCTTGTATCAGCCATCAGCTAGTCCTCGCCCAGTTGTCCATAACTTTGTTACACGCTGCAAACCAGCGTTTTTTAATTTCAGGTTGCATCGCTTTGAGCGTTGGAAAGATCCAGTAACCTTTGTTGCCACGACCCTCACGCGCTGTGCGAGGTGGAAAACGATAACCGCCATTAGGAAACGCATTGCGGTTGCCAAAAGCGTTGCGATCCCCGCCAAATTCGTTGCCAAACAATAACTGCCCCGCATTAGCACCGCCAGATACCCGACCCTTACCGCCGCCAACATAAACCGTAGGAACACGATCTCTAGCTGCTCTGACAGTTTGAGCGACAATAGCGGCTTGCTTTGGATAGTAAGGATGAGCAAAGCCTGCCTGCTGGATTCCCTGAGCAGTCCAGGCACTTAATGCGTAAACATCATCTTTAAGGCCAATTTGGGCTTCTTTGTCCATCAAATTTAGTGCTTTGAGTAAACCACGGTAATCAGCGAGATCGGGTCTTACAGTTATGGTTTGTCTAGTTTCAGCCATGATGCCCGTTCCTCTCTCTAATCAGCGTTAATGCTGTATTGATGTCTGCGAGTGACCATTGATACAGATCAGACAATGGAATACCGGTG